CAATATGATCCGATGTATTTTTAAATCTCATTACAAACCCACCTCTCTCTTTAAACCTTGACTATCTTTGACTATACTATCATTTAACACTCTATAAGTCAAATTTTTAGAGCTCAGCCCTTGAAAATACTGACTTTCTTTAAAAACATTTAGGCATTAAATCGCCTTAGTTTTTCTTGAAAGTTCCTAAAAAAGTCCACAAAAAAGAGCCCTTAAAAGGGCGTAATATTGACGAGTTCAGCAGGCAAGGAACTAGCACGGTCAAACGTGCTTTTTTATTACCTAGTGCCATTATACCATATTCTAATTTTATTTTTCCAATCTGTGCATATCTACTGAATGAAGCACCAAATCCCGATACTTCCAAGTTGATACTAAGTAATCTAGTTTCTAAGTTTTTATATCTTAGTATATAATGATTCTTTTCTTAAAATATTGATTACTTCAACATTTTTTAAGCCATAATATTTAGCTTGCATGTCGTTGTTTCTAATTAACTTTTCAAAAGCATTAAAAATTGTTCCAAACCTATACTTAGGATCTACTGCATCTATCATATATTTTATAACAATGATAGGCAATGCTACTCTATTAGAATAAACCCCTTCTTTTAACTCAAAAAGCAGCTCTTTCCATTCTTCACGAATTATTGGAGTTGTTTTTAACTTCATATCAATTAAATTTGAATTATGGGCACACATATTTCTTACTAAGTTAATGCATTTCATCCATGAAATCAATTCTTCATCAGAACACCCATAAAAAGTTGAAATAAACCTCAAATTTCTTTTTGACATTAATTCTAAAAGATTTACTACTTCACCGAATGTTAGAATATTTATTGCTAGCCATATAGGAGGAAACTCCTCTTTAGAGTTTTTTAATTTTTCAATAATTTCAGGAGATTTATTTCTTTCTAATTCTCTTGATAATGCTGACTTGAATTTCTTCTGTCTATGTTTTAGATAATATGAACAATACTTTTTATTATTACACCACTTTTTGAAATTTAGGTACTTATAGGCTCCTAACGAACCTGAACCCAGGACAAATGCTACTTGAGTTTTTAAACTAACCTCTATGTCCTCGATTGCTGACAAAAGATGTAATCGTAATTTCTTATCTTGATAATATCTAGTGCTAATAACTTCAAAAGGAGTTTGTTGGTAATCTATAATTTTTTCCCCGTCTTTTCGAGTAGTTTTCGCATACGGTCTAGCAAACTCTTTGATTTTATAGTATGAAATCATTGATAATTTTTCAATTGCTTTTTTCTTGGAATCGTCTGAAGAAAACTTCATATTTCTAGATTTTAACAAATCTATTTGTTCCGAAAAATCTTTATGAGTATATACAATCATTCTTTAGTACCACAATTCTAAAAAAAACTCCCTATCAGAAATATTCTGTGCATACGCAAAGGGAGCCATTGATATTATATTTAAACTCTATCACTTATTACATACATTGTCAAGAAAAACTATTCGATTTTTTTAAAATCATTCAAGTTTTTACCCCCTTTTTGTCTGAAGTGCTCCGACTTGGAAAAAGTTCCCTTCACCGGTACCCTACTGGCCAGAAAGATTTTTTAAAAGGTGGGGGGGAGTCAATATCCTTTCAACTCAACAAATCTTTTAGCGATTACCTTTCTACGACTATTTATATAACGAGTAGTTTTATTTAGTTTCTCTGCCACGTCTTCCCAAGTCGCACCAGCTTCTAAATATCTCATTTTAAAAATGACTAGATCACTTTCAATTAAGTTTTCCATCAAGGTATCTACAACTAGTTTAAAGCCTTCTAAATATCTTAGCGTTTGGTCTTCTTCAATTCTAATGATGGTTGCTTCAGTAGGACTATATACTGTCTTGCCTTTCCCACCAGTACAATCTTCAGCGCTATGTTTCTTATTATGTATTAGTTCCTGTCTTCTCAAATAAATTTTATTAGCAAGCGTTCTATATCGTCCTAACTCAATATCTATCCCGTCCAGGTCTCTGTTACTCAACTCGTACATAGGCAAGTACCTCCACTTAAATTTAAAAATTTTTTTATCTTTCAATTTGTCAAATTGTAAATTCTGTCAAACTGACAAAAAGCACTAAAAGCCTTCCAACACTCCACTTACCAGGTATCATTGTTTTAAGTTTGACAACTCTTCAATATGACAAGTTCAAGGGAAATTTCTTTAATTTATCCCCTCAGTTTCTCATATCTTACATTCTGTGAAACTCACTCCATTCTGTAAACCCCTGATATACCTTGCTTTCAAGCTATTACTTCTTTTCAGTTTATGCTTACTTTGTTATGTGAAACTTAATAGAATATAAAAGTAGGACTAGCGATATTTCTTTTGTTTGAGCCATATATCACTAGCCTTACTTAATTTGTTCCCTATTTTTCTAGATACACTTTGATGTCCCGATATTCCTTAGAAAAATTCATCCATCCGCTAGAATCAGGGGTTAAGAATGGTAGAACAGTAAGCGGACTTACTTCTGTTCGATACGGCGATAGAGAATGTCTCTGACTTATTTCTCTGACTACACCTGTATGGATTTCTTCTACATCCTTCTTCAGTTTTTGAATTTCATCATATGCGTCCAGAATTCGTCTAAGTTGGTTTCGGTATTGTTTATAGATCTTCTTAGTTTCCATCCGTTGCTTAGTCTCTTTAAAAATGTATTCAAAGATGACTGCATTAGCTTCTGAAAAATCACTATCAAATTTTTCCTGAAGGCCATTAATAGCTTTTTCCATCTTTTCCAGCTGCTCTAAAGATTCTAAGTTATTTGACAAAAAAGAATCTATGTTCTCAAATGAAACTGCTTGATTGCCTAACAGGCTTTTCCTTTTTTCGCTTAACTGTTCTCGTGCTGAATTAATCTTACTTTTTTTATTATCTAGATCATCCAGTGTTTCAAATACTTGATTAATATCCATTTCTTTTTCCTAGTTCCATTGAATAAAGTAACCACAATCTTCTTCAACTTTTTTTACATCAAATCGGGTATGTAAAATCAACCGTTTTCCAAAATAGTCATTCGCATTCCCCCAACTAAGTGTATCTTTCTTGCGATCAAACAAAGTAACAAAGTTTTCTAGATCTCCGATAAAGCCTTTTTTGTCACCTTTATTCCCTAATGTTGTATCATCTACAATTAAAAAGTTATCTACAAAGAATGTTTCACTTGTCCCTGTCTCTTTATCAACTTTAAGAAGATAATTTCCTGAAGTGTCTTTCATTTTTTCTAAGACACTAAATAGTGATTGACTAACAACCATAGATACATTGCGCTCTGGATTGATTAAAGAAACAATAGATTTCAAGTCGTCCATACTTGTAGCAGTCTGCACTTTCGCAGTTTGGAGAATTTTCCCAATCTCTCTATTTCGTGTTCTACGTTTTAATTTAATAATCTTCTTACCAAGAAAATCCGTTAAATTATATTGGCCATCATCTAATTGTTCCTGTGAAAAATCAAGTTTTCCACTGAATAATTTAACTAAGTAATCAACGCTGATCGTTTTCTTTTTATCTGCTTCTGTTCTCTCAACCGAATTTTCGCTAACTTCTTGTAATGAATCAGATTCAAAGTCAGTTACTTCATACTTCCCACCACGGGTGCGAGTCTCAATAACATTTACTAGATCAACCAGTTCTTTACGTTGATGTTCATCTTCGTAACTATCAAGGATTGGTTTTTCAATGAGTACATGATTATTTTCTACGTTCATCCCTCTGGTGTTATAACCTGTACTTCGGATATAAGCTTCTAGATTTTCTTTTTGTTTAGCTAAGTTAGTTGTCATTTTTTTGCTCCTTCATCTTTTAATATCTGATTTTTGTTTATAATTTTTTCTAAAATTCTTTGCTCTTAGCTTTTCTTTTATGACTCTCCGAGCCTTTAGAATCATTTTTTCTAGATTTTGATTTGTCTTGTTTGTTAGCATATTTTTCTAGTATTTCTTGTTTCCGTTGTTCTAAGCTATTATCTTCTTTTTTACATTGAGAAAAGATTTTCTGTCTTTTATCTGGATCCATAGAAAACTTATTGGCTACTACATACCCTAAAGAAGTATCTCCTGACATAATACTCACCCCCTTTCTATGCAAACAAAAAGGGACATACCACTAGCATTATATGCTTACGGTATGTCCCTGAGTTGTTCTCAATAGACTTATTTTTTAGTTTCTTTTTTGACTAGATGAGTAAATTTCCCATCTGAATAGAATAAAGTAATTTCTCCAAAACTTGGAACTTTTTCTATCTCTATTATACCACATTTTTCATAGACAACAAAGCCTTTTTCTGTTGCAAATCGCATTTTATCATCATTCATTGATATTCTCCCCTCACTGTGTTGATAGTGTATCTCTTATCTTTGATCGTAAAAGCCTTGAAAGTGTTCCCTTCTAAACCTTTCAAAATTCTACTTGAATTTCTAGCATTGTAAACAGTCCGCAGTTCGCTACTATCTAGGTTCGTGTTGAAAATCGTAGTTTCTCGATTGTTGATAATATCAAACAAGAAATCCTGTTCCCAATCGCTCTTAGGGGTTACCGTCCCATTTTTTGCCCCCAGGTCATCGATAATTAGAAAATCAACATCAACTAACTTTTTAACCGCCTCATACTCTGTTAAGTTTGCATTTCTTCCATAAGCCCAGCCTTCTTTTATCTGCTTGATAATCTCGGTTAGGCTGACAAATAAGACACTCTTAGGCTCGTTCTTCTCCCTAAAACTCTCATTGATTTCTTTAGCTAGTGCAAGAGATAAATGACTTTTTCCTATTCCTGTGCTACCGCTGATTAAAGTATTTCCTGTCATACCTGCAAGGTACTTCTGGGCTTGCCCCTTTACAAACTCTAACATCTGACGCTCCTCTGTCGTCTTAACAAAGAAATTATCAAACGTTGCCCCCTTCAACTCGTTAGGAATCGTACTATCACGCATTAAGACATCATAAGTTTTAAAGTAAGCTTGCCTGTCCTCGAACTGCTGCAATAGGTCTTTCTCTTTCTGTTTAATCTCTCCCTTCACGCACTCCGGGCAAAATGCTTGTACTTTTCTTTCTGAACTCCCTAACACTGGTACAGAAATTTCCCAGTAATTTACCTGGTGAATATCGCAAACTTTATCCGATATTTTTCTGTTATTAAATTCTTTAAATTGTTCCTTCATCTTTGCAACTCCTAAAATGGTAGGTCTGGGAAGTTATCTTCAGACTTCCCTTTTATGGTTTTAGGTTTTTGATTCAAATAACCGTCAAACTTAGATCCGAAAAGTGTTTCTGGTCTCAGATACTTAGAAAATTCAGGACTATCCTTCCATTCTGCCGTTTTAATATCTATCACCTGTTTAAAATCTTCAAGTGTATAGCCTTCTTTGAATCGTACCATTATCGGCTTCAAGTTTTTGTCCAAATATTTATAATTTTTCCCTACTGTATGATTCAGATAAGCTAGAGGGATTCTTATTAAATACTTCTCAGGATGTCCTTTAGTTATTTCCTCGATCATTCTCGGAGTTAACCAATTTGGGAAAGTAAAGTCAGGTTTACCTGACAATATATATTCTTTATATAACTCTTTATCTGACTCTTTATCTATCTCTATCTCTGTTGGACATGAGTTGGAAAAAGTCTCTTTACTTTGGACATTCTCCAATTTTGGTATATCTTGACTATTTTTTCTTTGGTCTCGCTTGTATTTTGCCCAGTTTGTTTCACTCTCAACCATGGCTTTTGCTTGTGATAATGTAGCATGGCCATCATCATCAATCTGAATCAGTCCGCATTTGGTAAAATATGCAACTGTCATATTTATATCATCTTCAGAAACATCCAGTTTTAAAGCTAATTCCTGTACCAAACTATCAAAATATCCTTCATAGTACAAAATGCAGTCATCTTCTAAACTTTCCAACATAAGGCGGATATAAATCACTGTCATAGTGTAGCCACCAGGCATATTTTTAAGTCGCTTAATAAAAAGGTTATCAAAAAACTTCTTATCAACTTTTAACCAAAAATATATTTTAGTCTTTGCCATCATATAATACGCTTTTCTAGTATCTTCAATAGGCGGTATATACTGTGGTAATCCTGCACCTTCCCATTTTGTCAAGGTTTTATCTCCTATGCCTAGTTCTTCCTTTAGTTCCACCTTGCTGATTAAATCTAATCTTTTTTGAGGTACTTTCTCATGATTTTTTAAATACCGTTCCACTGCTTCCAAAATCTTAGATTTTAAATCTTCAATCATTTTTTCAAACATCTTAGTACCCCCATGGCTTAACCCCTGCAAGCTGAATATATCGCCCATAATCAGGGCTTAAATTCTCGCTAGTCGTTTCTATCGTCTGTATACTCTCTCGCTCGATTTGGGCGCTTTTTTTGCGGTCTTGGTAGTTTAAATAAAGCAGTAGGCCAATCATTACCACCACAAAGATAATCGATTGTGTATTGGTCAAATCTAGTTCATTCATGCTATGCCCTCGCTTGGTAATTCTTGATATAATTTACTTGATAGCTTCGCTCCATCTTCAGAAAGTCGTACACCTCTTCTGGAGTTACTTTATCATCTAAAAAGTCAATGATGAACTGAAAGAGGTTCGGATTTCTATCCTTGATTTCAGTAATTCGGTTGTCAAATTCTGATTGTGTCATGTTATCTAGATTTAGAGTCATATTTTTCTCCATTAGCCTTTCCTTGTCCTTTTTCTTGCCTGTTTTCTATATGGTATGCTTCACCACTCCAAACGCTGGGCGATTGTCCCAAGTTGGCGAACGCTTATAGCGGTGTTTCGTGAGTAATTACCCATCACTCAGCTAAACAAGGTCTTAGAATCACCCTGTCAGCACTTGATTTTCAAAACCTTTTCTAATTGCTTGCCTGCTCTTCGGTTTTTCTTTAGATATTTGATAGAATAGATATTTTTTGCTATAATCAGAGCATAGAAAAAATTTCTATACTCTGAATTGTGTCGCTTGCTCGCCTTGGCCAAAATTTGAGCAAGTGATTTTTTTTATTTTCTTTTTGCATGATTACTACCTGACTGTGGTTTATAAAGCAAGTCTTTACTATCGATAAGATCTAGAATCCAGCTGAATCCCTGCTCCACCGTTTCAAGAAATGCGCCCAGGTCTTCACTCTCCAGGTTCTCGTAGTTCATACAAAGATATTCAGCTAGTTGTCTGTCTTTCTCAACTAGCTTTTTAAAA